TATTAGCAGGTGAAGCTGGTACGGAATTGGTAATTCCGATGGGTAAGGTAGGTGACGCAATAGAGGCGGTATATAGAGAAGGTGGATCTATAATGGTGGGAGCATCATTAGCTTTCTTAGGTAATCTTGATTCATCTAGTGCTAAATCAAGTGTTTGGACTGATGCAAAGAAGTTGCAAGCAATTTTAGGGACAAATGATTTTAAAATAGCGTCAACTAAATTACCAAGCTATGTAATGACTCCTATACCTATAGAAGAGCATAGTAATAGTTTTAGTATAGTTAATTCTAAGTCAATTACTTCAAGTTCAAACGTTGAAAAACTAATACGAACTATTCCTTCTGATCCTGTTGATCAAGTAGCAATACCATTAATTAAATTTAATGAGGGATTACCTGGTGGAGCTGGTCCAGCATTAACAGTTTATAAGGATACTAAAGGAAATCCGACAATAGGGTATGGGCATTTAATATCTTCAAGAAGTCCAGCAGATATTAAAGGATTAGAAGTTGGAGATACTATAACTCCTCAACGGGCAGAATCATTATTTGTTGAGGATTATATTGATCATAAGAAGGAGGCTGAGACAATTGATGGATATTCTGATGCACCACCTAATATAAAGGTAGGTTTAATTGATTTAGTATTCAATATGGGATTACCTCGATTAACCTCTCAATTCCCAAGAGCTTTGATTAATCTTAAGAATAAAGATTATGCAGGATTCATCAGTGAGATTAAATATGCAAATCCATCTGAAGAGAATCCAAGACTATCTCTTTGGTATGAACAGACAGGAAACCGTGCGGTTAGGATGATTCAGTTAATGGAGACATCTACTTTACCTTCTGATATGGATAAGCATAACATTAATTTAAAACCATTGGAGAAAAAGTCAACACTTGATAAAATAATTGATGCTGCTATTGGTGTTGGAACTAAGATTAAAGATTTCTTTATTCAACAACCAATTGATCAAAATAGTAGATCTGAACTAATAGAAGTTCCTTATTTTATACCTGTTCCAATTCCAGACGTTAGGTATGTACCAATTGAGACTGCTCAGAATGATGATTCACCTAAGAAGTCTGGTGTGGTATTTGATAACTTTAGTAAGGGGGTTAGCTGATGTACGATGATAGACGCATAGGTATAGACACCTTACTTGAGGTAGTTCTTGATACTAGGAGATTAGTTGAAGATCATACTGCTCTCTTGGAAATGATGTTCCGAGAGGATAAGTATAAAGATTTTCTCTTAGCTGAGAAACTTCAGGATTTAAGTAGTACTTCTGGACTTGATGTTCAACCAATAGATCAAAGTACTGGAACTCCAGATCTCAGTCCTATTAATGAACTATTACCAAATGTAATTAAAAAGAATGTTGCTGGTAAGATAGATCCTACGATTGTCAACATGCCTTCAAATGCTGGCCAGCAGACAAGGCCAGCAAGTCAGATACAAGCTGATACAAAGACACCATCAAATGATGGTATCAATACTAATAAGTTAGCCCGTGGTGGAATAATATCCAGTTTCCCAACAACACCCCTATCTCTAGAGCAGACTGGGTTTGATGATACATTTGAAAAAAATATTTCGACAAAATTGGAGGATGATTTCCAATTACCTGCAGGTCTTAAAAAGGCATTTGGTGATTCTATGTTGCTTCCTGCAAGGGCAGCTGCAGTAGCATTAGCAGATCTATTGGCTAAAGTACCTGTTCAAAATGAAGAGCAAAAGAATGTTATAAATGAAAATCTTAATCAAATCACGAATGCTTTTAATCTAAGTAAGAGTGATGTTCTTACTACATCCACAATAAATGAAGGATCTGATATTAATAATACTTCTTCTGTTTCATCAACAAATAATACCTGGTTAACATCTCTTGGATCTACTATAGGTTCATCTGATAGTGGAATGATAGCAGACAGTAGAAGTGGAGGTAATGTTGGTGGATCTGGTGCTAGACCTAATAGGAAATTGAATTTACTTAATCCATTTGATTGGCCAGCAATAATGGATGAAGCAGATAAAGCTCGTAGGGGTGAACGTACTATTCATGACAATGATAGAAGTGTACCAGGTAGTATATTGAATTATAATCAGAGAAATGCTGAGTATTTGAAGATGCTTAGCTCTATTACCACTGACACTAATGTAGCTAGTGCTGTTAATAATATTACTACTGGTAGTAGCTTTGAAAATATAAAGAATAATATTATTAATGGTAGTACTTTAAATACTAATATTGCTGAGGTTAGCTCTACTAATAACTTAACTGAGTTAACAGAGAGGGTTCTTACTGAAAATCGTGCGAGAATTTTAGAGAAAACTCAACTCGCTAAGAATGACCTAATGGCACAAATACCACAACCACCGTCTCAATACCCAAGTCAGACAAGTGCTAACGTGGGTGATGATAATGCGAATGTTCATGTTAAACATTCACCATTCTTTGAGTCCTATACATCAACAGCGCAATTCTCATGAGTACTCAGAAGAGATCTAATTTTGGATTGAAAGGTTTGGTGGTTGGCATCGCTGGTGAGGATGTTAACTTCCAAATAAATCATCTTTTAAGGTTAACATATATTGAAGACATTAAATCTGCTTCAATTAGGATGGAGATAACATTAACTGATACGAAAGAAGGTGTTTTATCTAAATTAGAAGGTTTGGAGCCTGTTCGAGTTCAGTTTGAGGATGGTGAGGCTGGAGAAGATCATGAGATTGATGTTAACTTGGTTGTATATGACATACAAGATAGAGTTGTTGGTAAACAAAGTAAAGCAACTTTATTATGCTGCCATCCAGATTTAATAAACAATGCTGCCTTTAAAATATCCCGACGTTATGGTGCTGGTAAAGGAGACACAGTTGATAAGATTGTAAAGGAAGACATACTCCAAGGTATTTTAGGGGTATCTGAAGAGAAAATAAACGTTGAAAAGACACAAAATAATATTTCTTTTGTATCTCCATATTGGTGTCCGTTTACCATGATTGCGTGGTTATGTACAAAAGCTATTGCTATTCCTGAGTCTGGTGGTGGAGCAAATGCTAGTGCTGGATACTGTTTTTTCCAGAATAAGTATGGGTATTATTTCATGTCGTATGATAAGTTTGCGTTTGTAGATCCATCTCATCAACTTATCGTTGGTTATGATCCAGAAGAACTGGAGAAATTAGGCACTAAAGTTCCTATTGATCGTATGAGAGTAGTAAGTTCATCTGATGTATTACAAGGATTGAATTACGGATCATATAATAGTACAGTGTTGACTATAGATATGAAGAACATGGAATACCTTGAACATCCCTTTAATATCAATAAATATTGGAGTAATGTCCCTAAATTAAATGATAACCCTATAACTCCAGAATATTTCAAAAATTTTAAGGAGGATAGTATACCTACAAGGATCATGTCTAAAGTTATAGATACGAGATTATTTACTGAAGGAAATTTCACTGGAGATTACACAAAGCAAATATCTCAGTCAGCCCTTAGGGAAAAATTATTTTACAATAAAACGGTCGAGGTGACTTTTGTGGGTGATCTTAGTCATAAGGTAGGTAATGTGGTAGAATTACAATCATACAAAGGTGGTAGAGACACCAAATTAGATACTCAGAATAGTGGTAAGTATGTAGTTGGTAGGGTAGAAAGAGAGTGGAAAACCTCTAGTGATCAAATGCAAACGAAACTTACATTATATACTGATAGTCCAGGTATTGAATGATGTTAGAAGCAACTGCTAATTTTATTGGTAAGGATGGTTTTAACTGGTGGGTTGGCCAGGTAGAGAATAATGGTGGAGATAATAAGGATCCAGATTTCTCTAATAAAGTAAAGGTTAGAATTTTAGGATATCATAATCCAAAGAAAGCTGAACTCCCAACAAAAGATCTTCCTTGGTCTATGGTATCAATGCCAGTTACCACTGCACAGAGATCTGGCATTGGTAGTCTGCATCAGCTTCAAGTTAATTCTTGGGTGATTGGATTCTTTATGGATGGTTCAGCATCACAGATACCTATTGTTATGGGGTCTATTGGTGATGAGAATCCTCAAGGTGGATATGCTACAGAACCACCTGAAGGGGAGGATGGAGAACAAAAGCCATTTGCACAATTAGTCGCAAGAGACTATAAACCTAATGCACATGGTGGACAGGGTAGTAGTGTTCCTAATACTGGTGACACTGTTGCTGAAGATGAAGAAACTGGTAATATAGTAGCAGCACCTGCTAATGAAACAAGTTCTGAAGGTACAGTAAGTAGTGCGAATCCACTACCACCAAAAGAGCCA